AAGATAGAATTACCGAGGCAGTTATTAAATACAATTCAGATATTGTGTTTATAGATCACCTTGCCTATTTGGAAGCAGACGAAAAGAACTATAATCATAATGAGCATTTAAAGATTCGTAAACTTATGCACGGGCTTAAATGGATTGCTGCAGAGCTTGATATTGTTATTGTTACATTAGTACACATTAACAAACATAATCCTGTAGAAATTCCAACAACACAATCCTTACAAGGTTCAAGTTCAATCTTTCAGGAGGCATCAGGTATTATAATGTTGTGGCGAGAAACATACATGGATAAAAAGGAACTAAAGACATCTAACAAGACATTATGTATGGTTCAAGCGAACAGACGTACAGGACAAACAGGGTCGATTAAATTAAAGATGGAGAACTTTAGATTTTTAGAAGATAACAATATAACCTTTAGTTATGAAGATGACTATGACGGGTAATAATATGATTCTAAAAGTTAAACGCTGGATAAATTCAATCCAATATAATGTACCAATAGCTGAGTTCTTCTATATGGACAAATACGGAAAGTGTGGCATAGTAAATGAGCTACAATTAGATTGGTTAGAAAGTAAACGACCACGTCCAATTACGGATAAGTTTATGCTCCGAGAGTTAGGGAAAGACCCTGAAGCACGAAAAGACATTTACTCTTATTTGAATTTAACAAAGAACGTGTTAGCTAAAAAGTTTGCACCACTACAAACAGGTATAGGAAAAATTAATGACGCTATGATAGCAAGGGCAAAAGATGTACCTATTGACAATCTGTTAGATATAGGGCGTAATAATATAGAGTGCTTGTGGCATGATGACAAGTCGCCAAGTTTAAGTTATCATAAAAAAGGGAACTTTGTTAAATGCTTTGCTTGTGATGAGTATGCAGATAGCATAAAGGTTTATCAGAAAATTAACAACTGTGATTTTAAGACCGCAGTTATAGAAATGCAATAATATGAAACCAACAAAAAGAAAAAGATTTGAAATAACTAAATTAGGAAGATTTTGCGGATTAAAAGATAGAGGCTTTGGAATCAATTTTAATTATGAAGAACTACCAGACTTTACTGAGTGGTCTATCTTTATAAATTTTTGGAAATGGCAAATATCAATAGTTTTATTTAGAATAACAAAAACAATTAATAACTAATAATAAATAATATGAAACAAGAAAAACCAATGGGTCAGCACCCAGATGAATGAATATATAATACACCACAAAAGCCTAGTTAAGTCAAGGCTTTTTTTCTTGCATAAAATACAGTAAATGTAATAATAGACTTATGAATAAATATAAATTAAACCGTAGTTTTGGTAAATACGAAAAGGGGCATATTTTTGAATCAAATAAACAGGGTAATATAATCTTAGCTAATTTCGACCATTATAATGAAAACATTGCAGGTAAAGAATTAGCTTTTATGTTACATACTGGATTTTTAACAGAAGTAAATAATTAATATGACATTAAACAGCTACATGTGTACCTCTGCAAACGACCAAGTACAGATACTCGCAAAGAGTGAACAAGAGGCAATTATTAAATTCAGAAAGTTACATGAAACACCTGATGATGAACTGATTGAGGTAATCCAAAAAACTTTTTAACATGAAAATAGAGAGATTTAACGACTGCAACAAGAATCTAAATGGGCTAACAAGATACTACACAAAGGAAGTAGTAAGATGTGAAAGCTGTAACATGAAAGCGTAATCTTGTCAAATATCAAAATGGTATAATAGGGTTAAGACGATTTACAAAGCGTAAATCTATTGAACCTTTAAATTAATAAATTATGAAATACATTATAACAACAGTACAAAAAGGAGCTAAAGTTAATAAAAACCTATTAAAGAACATCAAGGCTTTTCAAAAAGTTCATGATGTAACAGATGAGGGATTATTAACCTTTGTAATGAATGGTAAATATAAAGATGATGAAATTGTAGACCCTAGAGTTTTTGATGCAGGATTTTCTATTGTAGATAATAAAAATCTTAATAGCAATTTACGTCTTAGAGATATGAAAGTGCAAGCACAGAAAGTTAGACCTTTTAACGGTTTAAATTCTAAACTGCCACGAGAATGTTCTCACATTTTACCAGCAACTAAAATTAGATATACAACATTGTCTAATTTATCACACCACCCAAGAGCATTAATGTCTACGGGAGCATTAACAGAAGGGTCGTATAAGTTGAATACCCAATTAGGACAAAAAGCATTAGAGCAACATGAGTTTGGTTTTATCTATGTGCGGATTGTAAATAATAGAGTGTTCTACGGACTACAAGTTGATTGCCAAAAGAATGGAAACTTTAATTACTTAACTGAATTTTACAATAAAGGAAAGGTAGAAAAGTCTCGACCAAAAGCAATAGTTCTTGGGGATTTGCACTTAGGTATTCTTGATAAAAAAGCTTATGCTATGTCGCTCGATCAGTTGAGAGATATGAAACCAGAATATTGTGCGTTGCATGATGTGTTTGATGGAGCAAGCGTTAATAGACATGAAGTTAAATCTTTTATATCGTCGTTAAAGAATTATCAAATGAAGAAAGACTCACTTGATAAAGAATTAAAAATGGTATATAAGCATTTAATTGGAATGGCAAAAGAATTTCCTAATATAAAGTTTATTATTCCTGAAAGTAACCACGATGTTTTTTTAAGAAGATACATTGATTCAGGAGACTTTATGTATAATCCACAAAACTTTTTGTTTATTGCTAAGATAATACCTGAAATTCTAAAAGAAAAGAAACCTGTTCTACAAATAGCACTTGAGTCAATTGGAAAGCTACCAAAGAATATGAAATTCTTATTAGAAAATGACGAGTTCAGAGTAGCTGGTATTAATATTGGCTCACATGGACATTGTGGTATATCAGGATCAAGAGGAAGTATTGCTCAATTTGATAGGCAAAACTTTAAGCAAATGTCAGGACATACTCATAAGCCAGAAAGACTTGCTAATGCAATTTCAGTAGGAACTAACTGTACCTTAAAACAAAGATACATGAAAGGACCTTCGGCTCATGCACATGCTAATGGTATTGTTTACAAAGACGGACATCAGATGTTATATGTAATGATTACATAATTTGACAAATCTGAAAAACATGGCACTTCTATTTATAGGGGTGCTTTTTTACTTGCATATTTATCCTAATGGGTGTATATTGTATATGTTAATCGTTAATCAAAACACATAACATGAATGAATATCAAATGGCAAAAGCAAAGACAACAACTAAATTTGAAAAGTCGTACGAATCAGGTCGTACAAGATTACTAGACGAGATTGATTTTCTATTGGAGGGTGACGAGGAAGAAGTATCAAACTACATTGATGATAATACTCATCCTGATTTCTAACATGGCAACACTTAAACTAACAATCCCTCAGTATGGCTCAATAGAGAGAGTCTATACTGATGACTCTATCATTAACGAAATGGTAGACGTACAAAAGGAAGTAACGGAGATGACAGAGGTAATTATGAACACTAGCACTTATTTTAACTAACATGGAAACATTTCACGGAAAACAATCAATAAAAGATAAATATATTAAAAGACTTGAGGATCACCAACAAGCAGATAACATCATTAAAGGAAGATATTGGGAAAATGGAAAGGGTTGTGCTATTGGATGCACTATAGAAGGTAATGACCATAGTAAATACGAAACAGAGTTAGGTATACCAGAATGGTTAGCACACTTAGAAGATAAAATATTTGAAGGGCTACAGAATGAAGAAGCAAAAGTATTTCCACTTGAGTTCTTAAGGGCTATGCCAATAGGTGTATCAAAAGATGAATTATATAAGCTACGTTGTGATTTAGACTTTTTTAGATTATCTAATCTATTACAAAATTTAGAATCAGATGAGTATGGAGTTGAAGAAGCAATTAAGACAGTGATGAGGCTTAATGTAGAATATGCAGAGATTGAAGACGGGCGTTGGTTAGAAGCAGAGTCAGCAGCAGAGTCAGCAAGGTCAGCAAATGTTTCCATGTTAAAAGACAATCTATTACTTGCCTTAAAAAGATTAAAGAATAATCCAGAAGAAGAAATCGAAACTGTAGAATTTAATGGAAAGAAATATAAAAAGTCTGAATTAGACGAAAGACTACAAGAGCTTAAACCAGTTGAATAATATGAAAACACTATACATAAAACTAGACAAAGCAATATCAGAGTTACCACCTATGATAAAAGATACTAAAGGATATAATTATAAATTCTTTGATATTAACCAAATGTTGAAAATCATTAAACCTATTTTCAGAGCTAATGGGTTATTGCTATTGCAACCATTGACTCATATTGGAGAAAAGCCAGCGATTAGAACTAGGATTGTGGAACTAGAAACAGGAGAATCTATCGAAGATGTATTTCCTTTCCTAGATAATCCAGATCCACAGAAACAAGGAAGTGTTGTAACCTATAACAAGCGTTACGCACTACAATCATTTCTAGGGCTTGAATCAGAAGATGATGATGGTAAAAGGGGAGGAGAAAAAGCTAAGCTAACACCAACAAGCGATAAATGGGAAACAGCACTAGAGGCAGTTAAAAGTGGTAAATGGACAGTAGAGCAAATTAGAAGTAAGTATACCTTATCAGATACAGACGCTAAATTACTAACACAATAATATGACTAGCGAAGAAAGAAAAACATACCCAGTATACGAAGGCTTCTTAAAATACTTTCCTGATGCTGTAATGGCAGTAGCAAATCATTCTTGGAAAGCTAACGAAAAGCATAACCCTAATACACCTGTTCATTGGGATAGGGCAAAGTCTACAGACGAAAAAGACGCATTGGCTCGGCATATTATTGACCTAGCTAAAGGGGAAAAGTTTTGTGAAGATGGTTTACGAACATCAACAAGTATAGCTTGGAGAGCCATGGCTAACTTGCAAAAAGAGTTAGAGTCAGAGCAAGAGCAACATAAGTTTGGCAGCTTAGCTTATAAAAAAGAAAAGGCATCTATTCTGTTTAACGATAGACTAGACAAACTTGCAGAACTTATTAATTAATGATAAAATATATACATGGAAAATAAAAACGAATTAACATTTACAGGAAAGATTACTCACATTGAAGACGTAGAAAAAGGGACATCAAAAAAAACAGGTAAAGAATGGGCATCTCTAAAGTTTCAGGTAACAGAAGATAAAGACGAATACCCACAAGTAGGAAACTTCTCATATTTCAAGAATGGAGAAAATGTTAAGTACGCTGATGACTTTGCAAAGATGTACGCAGTAGGTACAGAAGTAGTAGTTACATTTAACCTAGCAACGTCAGAATGGAAAGGTAAATTCTTTGCAGATGTACGAGCATGGAAAGTAGAAAAAGTTACAGCAGAGGAAACGCAAAGTCAAGAAATTCCAGTAGAGGAAGACTCACTTGATCAAATACCTTTCTAAACTACAGCACAAATTTGTTTTTGTGTCAATGCCCCTGTTTGATTAACGTAGAGGGGTGTTGATATGAAAATAAAAACACATACAATAGAATTTACACCAGAAGATTTACAAACCATAATATATGGATTAAAGAGTTATATTGATTTAATAATTCAATCAGAAGTTAAGGATGGTGAAACTTATGAGCAGTTTATTGAATACATGGGTGCTGAAATTAAAATGTTAGATGAGCTTACTGATGGTGAGTATATTACATCTAGTCTTGGTGTAGAGCTAGATGATAGGTCTGTACGCATGATTGGAAACTATAGTAAAAACTACTTTAGTTACTCAGAGAGATACAAAGAGTATTGGAAAGAGTTAAAAAAGTATTATGCAAAGAACAAATCCTCAAAATAAACTCATGCACGCTATATTCAAACAGATAGCAGAAAAGTGTAATGATTCAGGTATAACGGTTCAGAAACTTATAGCTGAAACATTTGAGATAGAAGTAACACCAGAGATAGTAAAGTCGATTACTAAACAATTAACAGCCAAAGTAATTAAAAAAGATTCAACTACTAAGTATACTACGCAAGATATTGACATGGTCATAGAATTATGGGTTAATAAACTTGCTAAAGATGGGCTAGAGTTGGAACTTCCAGAATAATATGAGCAATTCACGATTTGATGCAGTTAAGCACGAATATTACATAGATGACCGAAAGCTCATGTCTGTAACTGAACTGATAGGAACGTATGAAAGACCATTTAATGCAAACATGGTATCACATATGGTAGCTAAGAAATCAGGTAGGGATAAGAATGAAATACTTAACGAATGGGATTTAAAGCGTGATATAGCTATAGATTATGGTAACTCTATACACAAGTCAGTAGAGCTATGGTTAAAGTATCAGATAGAGCCAACACAACCTCATTTACTAAAGGCAGTTAGGCAGTTTGATAAACAATTTGGACACATAAAGTGGTTATCAGAGCATAGAGTGTTTAACCATGAGTACGAACTAGGAGGAACGCTTGACCTTTATTCAGTTACGGAAAATATTATTGCTGATATAAAGACTAACGATACCCTGAAACCAGGTAAGAAAGGTAACTTTATTAAACCATTAAATAAGGTAAAAGTAAACAACCTAAACAAGGTTCGATTGCAAGCTAAGACTTACGAGGTTCTAGTAGGTACAGAGTGTACTAGGTTTGTGTATCATTGGGACGGAAAAGTTTACAACGTGATTGAACTGGAAGACATAGACGTTCAACCTATATTAGAAATTAGAAAGCAAGAGTTAGAGAAAGCAAAACTTGTAGAAGAAATGTTTTAGTGGTATAATAAAGGAATGAAACGTTCGCCTATTAGAAAAAAAGGAAAGTCAGAAATCTCAAAGCTACAAGCTAAATGTGATAAACTACTATCTCCCATTATAAAGTACATGTACCCTGTATGCCTTCTAAATGGCTCACTAGGCAACGAAAAGTGTACATATGACACTCAGGTAGCCCATCACCATGTACACAAGGCAAGCTCAAATAGACTTAGATACGAGATTGATAATCTTATTCCATTATGTAATCATTGCCATCTTATGTTGCATATGAATGAAAGTTTGTGGGCATCTAGGATTGTAGAGATAAATGGATTGCCATGGTTTCAAGACTTGTATCGGAAAAAGCAAGAGACTATAAAGACTAATAAAGTTTATTACGAAGAACAGTTAGAGAGGCTACAGGGTTTTCCAAGAGATTAAGCACTTGCATAGTGTTTTTTATTTTGCTATAATCTATGTATATGAAAATAATAAACGGAGATAGTTTAGAAGTATTAAAAAGAGCAACAGCTAATAGTATTGATGCAGTGGTTTGTGATCCACCATATGGACTTGTTAGTATTGTAAAAAGGCTTGGAACAGATGGTGCTTTACCAAAGTCATCAAAAGGATTTATGGGCAAAGAGTGGGATGGTAGTGGAATAGAATATAATGTTGAACTTTGGGAGCAGGTATTAAGAGTGTTAAAACCAGGAGGATATTTACTTGCTTTCGGTGGAAGTAGAACATATCACAGATTAGCTTCTGCAGTTGAAGACGCTGGGTTTGAGATTCGTGACCAGATTATGTGGGTTTATGGTTCAGGATTTCCTAAGTCGCATAACATAGGAAAGTCAGTTGATAAGTTGCAGGGGAATGAGAGGGATATTGTTGGAGAAAGAATTACTGGTTCTGCAATGGCATCAAGAAAGTCAGGAAGAGGAAATTCAGATGCAGGAAGTGGTACAAATATTGTAATTGATACCAAAGGCTCATCACCATACGAAGGCTGGGGTACAGCACTAAAGCCTGCACATGAACCTATTGTAGTAGCAAGAAAACCTTTATCTGAAAAGACTATTGCTAAGAATGTAATAGAGTGGGGAACAGGTGGGATAAATATTGATGGGTGTAGGGTGGAATATCAAGGAGAAGCAGATAAAGCTAGTGCAACACCACAAGGGAAATGTACATCAAATTCTAGTGCGGGTTCAGCACCTGACGTTGATATGTCAGAGGTTGATTATCATGGAGAGAAATACTGGTACAAAAACGAACATAAAGATTTAATTAAAAAATGGTTAGATGATGAGGATTATGTTTGGTCAGAGTTAAAAGAAAATCTTGAATCACCTGAAGTATATAATTGGTGCAAGTTACCTGAAATTAATGATGGAGATAGAATACTATTTGACTCAATAGTGGGAGAATGTGTTAGGCTTTATGAAAGTAAAAGAAAGGAATTTGAAAGACCAAAGCAAACTGGCAGATTCCCTGCAAACTTCATACATGACGGAAGTGATGAGGTGGTGGGGTTGTTTCCTGATACAGCACCAAGTAAATCAGGAGGGAAAGGTAAACCAATTCCACGAGCAGACAATAAAGCAGAGGAAACAGTCTCTGAAAGAGGTGGCTATAATGATTTAGGAGGTAGTGCAGCTAGGTATTTCTATTGTGCCAAGGCTTCAAAGAAAGATAGGAATGAGGGGTTGGATGAGTTTGAGGAGAAACAAACATGGGCTAGTCAAGAAAAAAGAGAAGCAAGTTCATTCGATGTGTTTGAATCAGACGGAAGACCAAAAACAATAAATGCCAACAACCACCCAACAGTTAAACCAACAGCACTCATGCAATACCTTGTACGCCTTGTAACACCAGTAGGTGGAACTGTACTAGACCCTTTCATGGGATCAGGTTCAACAGGTAAGGCTTGTGTACTAGAGGGCTTTGACTTTATAGGAATAGAATTAGACCCAGAGTACTGTAAAATTGCACAGGCTCGGATTGACGCAGTTAAATAACAACACAGATTAAATAGTTTGTCACTAGACAGGCTTTTTCTTTTGGAGTATAGTTAAGGAGTAAAGCAATTCAGCGATACGTTAATCAACATTATTATGACATTAGCAAAGATATTTACAGACATAGAAGATTTAGCAGCAGAAAACATGACAGAAGATGGTATACATCATGATGACTGGCCAGACCACGAGGGAGAATATGTAGAAGATATTATTAAAGACTTAACAGAAATTAACAACAAATAACATGAACAAAACATTTCAACAAACAATTACACGAGCATTTACAGGAGTATTCTTCTGGATGATATTCGTAATCTACACAGTATTTACAAAGCTAGAGGTAGACTATTTAGAAACATTAGTAGTATTCGAGGCAGTAGCATTAGTAGCACCTTACTTTATTAGTTACATAGCAAGAGCATTTAAGTAGTATGAATAATAACCAAACAACACTAGAGGAGAGGTTCAGAGAAAAGTTTATGACTCATGAAGATGGAAGAGGTTGGGTATGTAAAAACAACATATTAGCAAGTCCAGTAATTAACTTCATCAAACAAGAACTACAGCAAGAGAGGGAGAGGATGTGGCAAGATTATAAAACACAAGAAACAATGCACAAAATGATGTTAGATTCACTTTCTATTATGTGTATTAAACAATTTGTTAAATGGAGAGAAGAACATATTAATTTAATAAACCAAGACCATGAATAAAGAAATCTATGTATCAAGCATTATGTCAAACTCAAACCCAGAGTCAGGACTAATGTATTATAAGATAAATTCAGATTATAGAGGCTATGCGTCTTTTAATAGACATTCAGGTACAAGTTTAAAACATCACCAAAACTTACCTTTTAGAATTAGAAAGGCTGTAGCGTCAGATTTTACAAAAGAATCACATAGAGTATTAGATTTTCTAGACAGAATGAGTATGCCAACACTATCTGATGAGTATTAAGACCACGTAAAGTGGTTTTTTGCATGGTTGATGTAAAAATGTTATAATAAACGCATGGAAAATAACATATTATTTCTAATAGCAGTTGCGATAAAAAAGAAAAAGCCAGAGTGGGTAGACAAAACAATCTTCGAGCTGGAGATTATAAGGAGAGACGTATATTATGAGGGTAAATTACACAAGCGACAATAACATGGTATAATATAGATATGGCACAGGGAAAAGCATTTACAAAAGAACAAAAAGATGTTATCATTCAAAGTTTAAAGGATAGCCTTGAACTTGGATTTTCACGAGCAAAGTCTTGTAAAATGATAGGATTAGCAGAGGGAACATTATCTAACTGGGTAAAAGCAGATGAAGCACTTGGAATGAAACTGCAAAACTGGGAAAACGCTATAAATCGTATGGCTATGAGCAACCTACAGCAACAAATTGCAAGCGAAACTGATGAGAACGATAAGAAAAAAGAAACCACTAAATGGTGGGCTGAACGTAAGATGAAGAATGACTTTAGCTTAAGGACAGAGACTATGGCTGAGGTTATAACTGATGAGTTATCAGATGAACGTAAGGAAGCTATTAGAAAGGCACTATTAGACTAGGGTCTTTTTTAATGGTATAATGGAGTAATGAATGAAACTATAGAAAGCATACTATTTGATGGGTCAAGTGCGGATAAAAGAGAACTGTTTAGCTTCACAGAGAAAGATGATGTTGACATGATGTACAAGAAGTATGTATACTTTACAAGGTATTTTTTCCCTACTTCATTTAACTCTAAAAGTGTAGAACTACATGAGGTATTGACAAAGCATTACATTAAGTCATACTTAGGGCAACAAAACTTCCTTATTAAGGGGTTTCGTGGTTGTGGTAAGACTGCGATCATGAAGTTAGTAATGGTATTTGTATTAGCTTGTGACTCAAGAGATGTGAGACGTATGTACAATAAGGTACTATCAAAGGATTTAAAGAACTCTAAACAGGTGGTAACTGATGTATACAACGCTTTAGTGGTTATTAAACCTGTATTCGGTGATCTATTTGCCAAAGAGGGTGACAAGAAGCGTGAGGAAACTATGGGAAGTTTTACCATGAAGTCAGATGTTAAGCTCACAGCTGGTACAGTAGGACAGACACAGCGTGGACATAACCAAGGTATTGAGAGCTATCGACCTGATTTTATATGGTTTGATGATATTGAGGATAGAGAAAGTATCAAGAGTGCCGTGGTAACTCAATCTGTAATGGATAAGATCGAGGAGGCTATAGATGGTATGAGTCCAGATGGTAGTTACATATGTACAGCCAACTACATTTCAGAATATGGAAGCGTAGAGATGATAGCGAGTAAGGGTTCAGTTACAGAAATGGTATGGGCTATTGCTACAGATTGTGTATATGATGGTAAAAAGCTCGTAGATGCAAAGCCTACATGGGCTGATAGATTTCCATTAGAGAAAGTAATCGCATTAAATGTGGATAGTCAATACTGGTTTTCAGAGTATTTGTGTGACCCAAGCCGAGAGGATGACAAGTTCTTTGACTTAGACCTAGTAGATGAGCAACTAAAAACCGTAATTGAACCTATTAGAAATGAAGCAGGACTTAAGGTATGGAAAGACTTTTATCAAGGTCATAGATATGATGTTGGTGCTGATGTTGCAGGTGGGGGAGGTGGAGATAGTTCTACTATTGCAGCGTTTAACTTGACAACAGGTGAACTTGTGGCAACGTATCATAACAATAGGATTGCTCCTGATATATTTGCACATGAGATTGCAAGAGCTGGGAACAAGTATGGTGGATGTCTAGTAGCTCCTGAACGTAATAGTATTGGATTAAGTACAGTTGACGCATTGAAGAATATATACTCTAATGTTTACCAGGACAGAACTATGGCTATGCATTCAGCTACACCTAAGAAAATACTAGGATGGCATACTAACTCAAAGACAAAACCTGATATGTTGTATAAGTTTAGAACTGCATTTAACGAGGGATTGATTAAGATTTATGATGTTGACGTTCTACGAGAGATGAAGTCATTTAGCTTTAACGACCTAGAAAACAATGGTGAAGCATTAGCTACTAGACACTTTGACTTATTGATTGCTGTATGTATTGCTTGGGCTGTAAAGGATTATGCTCATTCAAGTAAAGATCCAGTTAAAGAATGGAAGAGATATAAGAAACGTCAAGCTAAAGTTAATACGTTTGGAGGCTTGTAACTGAATCCATCTGTGATACAATAGGGTAATGCGAGATCAAGATTACGAAGACCCATTTACTAGTGAAGATAAGGCAGGAGAACAAGAAGATATCCCTAATACATGTACAAGCTGTGAAGGATAAACTTACAAATGATGATATAAAAGAGTTAGTTGAACAAACCTTTATAAAGTTAGGTACACGAACTCCAACTATGGAACAATATTTGCAGGCTGTCAATAAACGATAGCTTGCTTTTATTTTACCTATAGTATATAGTAAGGGTATGAATACATTAAGAAAAGCAATACAGAAGATAAACCATACTTGTGGGGATTGTGGGGGGGGATGGATACTCACTATGTGAACATGCAGGAGGACACGTTCCTACAGATATTGAAACAGGGGAAGAATATAGCCCTTGTACTAAAGAATGTGAACAACATAATGGTGATTGCAAAATCTGTTCAGGTACAGGAATAGATATACCTTTGGAGTTTGGTTGTGAGGTTTTACATAAAGATGAAGATTACGGAGAAAGATTATGTACAGTATTAGAACTTCAAAAAAAAGGATTTTTTACACAATACACAGGTTTTGATGGCACATACAAATTGTTTAAATCATTTAGGTTTGATGATTCTATGGGTAAATGGCAAAACCTCGGTAAACCATCTACATTGGAAGACCTATTGAGGGCATTACCACAATTAGAATTAGAATTTATAGATTTGTTAGGTAAAAATTTATATATTTCTTATGAGGAGCATGAATCTATTAAATACGACCTATCCAAAACACCTGAAACACAAACACAAGAGGTAACTAATCAGCTAATAGAAATACTCTCCTAAGAGTGTTTTTTTCTAATAAAGGTAAACAAAAAAACTACATTGACAGTAGTTGGCTTGCTGACATTGTTGTTCTTTTATTATTATTATTGATCCGCCTTGACAATCGCTTTTGTTTAATAGCTTGTTTTTGTACTCTTTTTATTTCATTTATTTCTGCAAATATTTCTGGTTTACTCTGGTCATACCAAGGTATATCTAATCCATTTTCATATTGAATAGTAACATAACCATGAATTTTACATCTCATTGTTAGATGTTTTGTTGCATTTTTATATAAATGATAGTAAACCTTATTGATTTCATTACAATCCTTATAACCACACTCCCTTCTCTCTATATTCATATCTTATAGTCTTAATTACTTTAACCTTTTCTTGTATAAAAGTACCCAATCCTGCTAAAGAGCAGAACTGGTACTAAACTTTAACCTCAACACATCTGTTTAAACTCGATGTAAGCTAAAAAAGCTAAATCACTTAAACATATAACCAAGAGTGGTATATATGCCGTACAGTATCGGGCGAATAGCTGTATCTTTTAAGACGTTTCATTAATTAAACCCATCGTCATCACTTGTCACTATATTAAATTGTGTTACCTATCTATTATACCATAGTATTGAAGTTAGTGATTTTGTTAAATGTGTGTTATAATAAAGACAGGTAATCGGGCGATCACCTAGAAAAGCTACTAAACATTAAACCCTTAGTGGTTTTTTGTTTGACAAATCGAAATACCCATACCATGGTATAATGGTTGTATATGAAACTATTTAGAGAGATTGACGACATTAAGTCGCATTTTGAACAACCAATACATGTTGATACATATGAACTAGACAATAGTTCTATTGAATATCAATACGATACAAGGAAAGAGATTGCATTTATTACCTTTATGAGTGCATCTAAATACTTATCAGGTGATACTGATGAGTTGGGAAAGAAACCTTTCTTTAATATTGTTAATCAGATTGTAGACCTAGAGATAAGAGCAACAGATATTGACACTAAAGACATTATCTTACGACCTACAAGTCCAGAGTTTGAGGTTCAGGCAATGCTTGCAACAAAGTACATGCACAACATGTTTAAGGAAATGAACTTTGCTGAAACGCTTAATGAGTATGGAGAAATGTTATCACGATATGGTAATGTTCTATTCAAACGTTCTTACGATCAGAACGGGAAGCTAGACATTTCCATTGTAAACTGGTTATCTATTGCATTTGACCAATTTGATATTGAAAATGGTGCTAAGGTTGAATCTCACTATATGACGTCACTTGAATTAGAATCAAAGCGTGGTATTTGGATTGATGAAGCTATTGATGAGGCACTTGAAGCCCTAGACCAGCAACGAGAAGATAAAGACAAGGGAAATACTAATGTAATTGAAGTTCTAGAGGTTGAAGGTCAATTCTCTAAAGCTGTATACATGGAAGATGAGCTAGAATCAGATGAAGAAGCTCCAAAAGGTTATTCACTACAACATTACTTTGTAATTGGAGGTGGTGAAGAGAATAAAGGGGTACTTTTATTTAAAGAGGAAATTAAAGAATCAAATTATATCTATGATGGTCGTAAAAAACGTCTAGGAGTAGGCTGGGCTTTAGGAGTTGTTGAAGAAGGTAAAGAGGCACAGGGTGAAGTAAACCTATATAAGATTCTAGAACGTAGAGCATTAGAACTTGCATCTATAGGACTTATGGTAACTGATGATGAAGAGATTGGTGACTTAAACGTTCTAACTGAAAAGAAACGTGGTGATACATTGCTAGTACGTTCAGGTAAGACATATAAGAACCTAGATACTACATCTAACTCATTACAGTTCTTACCAAGTGCTGTTAATTCATGGCAAGACTCTTATAAGGCTACTATGTCAGCATTTGACTCTGTAACAGGGGAAGAAACTACATCAGGGCTTTCATACCGATTAGGATTGCTACAAGCTAAACAAGCAAGTTCAATCTTTGACTATAGAAGAGAAAAAAAAGGAATTTGCCTTGGATCTAAGGTTATAACTAAGTGGATTCTACCTGAAGTTGCAAAAGGTATTGATAAAGACTTTATTCTTGAGGCTGGATTCTCAGCACAAGAGATTGATATTATTCATGACCGATTCGCTTTATCTATTGCTAATAGAAAAGTACAGGACATCTTGGAATCAGGAAGAGAACTTGACCCATTGACATATCAAGAAATGATTGCAGAAGTTAAAGATAACTTACCAAAGAAAGAAATTCAATTCCTAGATATTAAAAAAGGAGACTTGAAAGAAGCTATTGACAATATTCGTGTTGATATCACTGGTGAAGAAGAGAATGTAGCAGCTAAACTTGAAACATTAAACTCACTATTACAAATGGCAATGCAAGACCAGTCAGGAGCATTCCCACCAGAGACAGTACCAAATCTTGTAAAAGAAATTACCCGTCTAGCTGGAGTTTCTATGGTCGAATATGGATTAGGTACACCATCAGCTAAAAAGCCCGTAGAGAGCCAATTAGGGGCATCACAGGGGCAAGGAGATATACCAACCATTAACTCAGTAGAACAAAATGCACAAGGAAACAATCAAATTTTATAATAACGAAATCATGAGAAATGAAATCCGTGGTATACTAGAGAGTGAGATTGACAAGTTGTCAATAGAGTATAGCAAGGTAGGAAAAGATGGTTCAGGATTGCAAGGAGCATATTTAGCACTTGATTCTGCTTTCCTAAAGATGAAGAAAATCGCAAAGTAGACAGCGTGTCGTTTAGTATAGTTCGACTGAATAAATACATTTAAAAACGCCAGTGGAGGCATTATATCCATTTAAAACATTTTAGCGTTTATGTCACAAGAAAACGAATTTAACGAATCAGAAGTAATTGAAGATGACATCGTAGATGAAGTCGAAGATAACGAAGAAGATTTACAAGAAGAAGACCAAGATGGCTCAGAGGGGGTTGATTGGCAAGCACGAGCATTAAAAGCAGAGGGAGCTATCGTAAAAAGTAAGCAAAACTCTAAAAAGAAAACATCTAAGCCACAGAAAACAACTAACAAGTTTGACTCTCAAATTGATTTACTACGTTTTAACGGAGTAACCTCAGATGAGATTGAAAAACTTAAGAAAATTGCTGCTATGGAAGATATGGACTTAATTGATGCACGTAACTCAGAATATTTTACTATCTGGAAAGACAAGCAAGCTAAAGAAGCTATTTCAAAACAGGCAACTGTTGGAGCATCTAAGCGTGGTCGTTCTGTAACAGAAAATCTTGAACAAGTACGAAAGCGTATTATGGAAGGGAAAGGAACACAGGAAGACTTGAAGCGAGTACGAGGTGGTAAATAACAAATTATTTATTTATTAAACTTACTAAACATTACCAATTATGGCAAACACAATTAGTTCAACAACATTCACTCAGGAAGCAAAAGAAAGCGTTTTGCAAATGAATCTAGAGTCAATGACTGTTGCAAAAAGAATTTCTGAATTTAAGTCAGGAGTTAAAGTTATTGAAAATCCTTATACAGACGCTGTAGCAGTTACATTGAACACACCAATGACTGGAGGATATACACCAGCAGATATCACAACTGTAGACGACAATCTAACAGTTACAGATGAAGCTATCTATTCATTCCATATCCGAAACTTTGAGGAAGTATTCTCAGATTTCGATCTTGGATCAAAACACCTATCAATCGCAGCTTCAAAACTTGCACAAGCTATTGATAAAGACCTATTCGTACAACTTGCAGCAGGAGCTTCAAATACTATTACAGTAACTGGAGGATTTACAGCAGCAAACGTTATTGAAGAAGTTTCAAAACTATCTGCATTCTTAGCAGGTTACGAAAACTCACTTAATGGTTCATACCTTATTATTGATGCTGACCAAATGCCAGCGTTCGTAGAGGCAGGAGCACTTAGTGGATTTACTTTCGCTGACTCAGTTCTAAACAACGGATTTACCGGGAAAGATTACATGGGACACGAAATTTATGTAGTACGAGGAACACTTCCAGCGACAACTGCACTTGCAGGAATTAAAGGAGCTTCAACTACTGGTACAGGGGTACAAGGGGTAACTCTAGAAGAAAAAGGAGTTTCAGGAAAGACTGGAATGGAATATGCAGCATATGTATACTTCAAATCAGCACTTTGGAACAACGCTGAAGACTTGGTTGTAAAATACGACCTAGCCGCCTAAGCATTAATCAAATCACTTCGGTGGTTTTTTTATTTGCACAAACTATATACATATGTTATAATTACATGGTATGATTATTGAAAATAAAAAGCTATTAACATTACTAGAGAAGGAATTGAAGATTGAAGAAAGTTTAAAGGGTGCTAAAAAGGAAGTAGCAGAACTTACAGCTAGAATGAAAGAAATCCAAGAAGAAAACAAGGCAGAACTTGAAGGCAGTGTAAAGCTACGAGGAAAAATTGCAAAGATTTTCATTCCACTTGTATTGGAAAAAAAGGGAGAGTATGAAACATTCAGCCAACCTAAAATCGTAGATGGAAAAGTAGAGGTAGAGTTTACAGACCATAAACCAAAGACATTAGAGGCAGCAGAACTTGACCTTAAACAACGTATTGCAGAGATTGATAATGGATGGATTAAACACTTAGAAAAATAAGTGTTTTTGTTTGACAAAATTATATTGATATATCATGGTATAATATAGATATGACGTTTACAGAGATTAAAAAAGAGACTCAATTCCTATTAGGTTTTGAAAATGACATTAACTTTGTCAATTACTCGCTAGATGCACTTACAAGACACTCTAATAGAGCGTTGGATGAGCTTACATCTATTATATTAGCAGTTGATGGTTCATGGCAGTGGGATGACAAGAATCACCCAGACTTACCTATTGCTGTAACTGACGTTGTATCAGGACAAGGGCAATACACAATGAGTGTAAAGCATTTAACAGTATCTCGGCTTGAGATTGATAACGCAGAAGGTAAAGCATCAGTTATGATACCTATTGCTGAGTCTGATATTAAAACACCTATATCTGAACTAGGAGAAGAGACTGGAACACCTATCTATTACGAGAAAGTAGGGGAATCACTTTTCTTATATCCTAAACCTAACTATGACCTAGCAGACGGTATGAGAATCTATTTCTCACGACCAGCAAGCTACTTTGCTACAACTGATACAAGTAAGGAAGCAGGATTTGCAGAAATCTATCATGAGTTTATTCCATTATGGAATGCAAGACATTACGCATCAAGTCAAGCTGACATGAATGCAACGTATCAGAAAATGGATGCACTATTACAAGATATAATCGTACGAATTAAGAAGTATTACGGATCAAGACGAAAACGTGGGCGACTTACACCTTTTGTACCTAATTCTCTGTAATATGAGTTCTAGAAATACGGAGTGGAGTAACCTACAGCAAGGTGGAGAAGGTACTTGGACTTATAACCAAGATAATCTTTCTTATGATATAGCAGTAGACCCTTTAGCTGAATTATCTGTAAGGTATAACGGACTAGGGACATTAACAGAGTGGACTAACTTAGATTTATTATAATATGGCAACAAATTTTCCAACAAGTAAAGACGTACTAACAAACCCAACAGCTACAGACAAAGTATCTGTTGTTAATCATGCAGACCAGCATGCAAACGCAAACGATGCAATAGAAGCATTAGAAACAAAGGTAGGTATTGATGGTTCAGCAGTAACTACAACACATGATTATAAATTGTCAACAGTAACAGGCTCTGATAAGGCATCAACCTTGGCTGGAACAGAGACACTTACAAATAAAACACTTACAGCTCCAACTATTAATAATGCAACAATGGTAGCACCAGAATTAGGTACACCAGCATCAGGGGTTGCTACAAACTTAACAGGAACAGCAGCAGGTCTTACTGCAGGAAACGCAACACAAACAAGTGCATTGAGTTCAGCTACTACAGTCGTAAACGTAAATTCATCAGCAGCACCAACATCAGGTCAAGTGCTTACAGCTACAGGTGGAACAACAGCAACATGGCAAGACGCATCAGGAGGTGGAGCAAATACTTTAATTATTGCTAAATCGTCAGCAACACAAAATATAAGCACTATCACTAAAGTAATCTTTGGAACAGAGGTAATTGATAGAGATTCTAGTTTTGCAAGTTCAACATTTACAGCACCCTCAGATGGGGAATATTCTGTTTTATGTAGTATTACTGGTAACGCTAGTGATACTGGTGATAGAGGTGATTTAATTATATACAAAAATGGTTCAGCAGAAGTAACTACAGGTTGGGAAAATGGAACAAGTAAGGTCGGTCAAACTATTTATGCAAATGCAATATTAAGTTTATCATCTTCCGATACAGTAGAAATTTATTACTCAGCAACAAGTGCTATTATTGGGAATAACAACGGAACTAGATTACAAATAATGTCAGTATAATTTTATGACACCCGAAGAAAAGTAACATACCAAAATTATATGAAAACAACAAAGACAAAACAAAAAAGAGAAGGGGAAATTGTATATAAGATTTCTATCCCAGAAATTAAACAAAATATTAAAGTATATGGGATTTAACATGACAGCTCAAGCTAAGCAGTAAACTAACTAATAAAAACTATGCAATTAACATCAGAACAATGGAAAAATGGAATAGCAAATAGTCACTACACTGGGGTAGCTAACCTAAGAAACGTTCGCATTGATGATGAGGGCGTTTTAAGGGTTATGAACAAGCCTGCAAAGATTCGTGAAATACCAGGAGAAATACTAGAAATTCACAAAGGATATTATGATATTAGTAATGAGTATTATGCAGTAGTAAAGTCAGTTGGTAATACACTAGGTGGTGAATTATCAGAATTAACACTTGGAAGTGGTGCATTATATCAGTCAAAAAATAACTCTTATTTATCAAGTGGTAATGGTGCTTTTTCTGGTGGTATGGTGTGGCGTGATTACTTTTTCCCATTACCAACAATACCTAATACTGATGAAGGTATATGGACTGATACAAATAATGATGGAAGATTTAATCTCTTATCTAGCTCATTTGAAACACTTATAACAAAGGGTCAAACTCAATCACAGTTTACACAGCAATTTTCACCCGTATTAGGAAATGAAAAGTATGTAGCTATGATTACTAACGACAAGTTTGTTGTAACTGAATCTCAAAATGTATTTTTAAGGGATAAAGACGGAACATTAGATGCAACCATTGATACATCAGGATACACAGCAACGATACAAGACGTAACAAAGGTATCAGATACAGCATTTGGAGTTGTAACAACAAATACTATTTATGTTTACAACCTATCAGGTACTCTATTAGCTAGTATTGCTTATGACTTTTCAAAAGGTAATTCATTGCAACACGCAGAAGCAAAACAGTTTGATAATAATGAAATTGTTGTACTTGGATATTCAATTAGGTTTGATTCTCGTACAGAAATTATAAACGATGAAGAAGTAGTAATAAATGAAGATAGAGGTTTCTTAGAGTTTACAAGGTTTGACTTTAATGGAAGTAACTCTATTACAAACGTATCTCGTGAAACATTATTTAGTGGTGATGATGGTGAAGTTTTATTTAACAACAAACCTCATATATCAGCTATTGATAATACAAATATTGTAACATTGTTTGAAGATGGAACACAGGCAGGGGTTGCAGGACTATATGTATCAACAGCATCAGGTCTTGGATGGAATACATCTGGTGTACTAGGTCAAATATCTGGAACAGATTACGCTCCTATGGATTCTTATGATAATGGTTTTATTCTATTTGGTAATAAAACTTATTTCTTTACTTATGATGGATCTTTTCTTCAACTCGGAGATTCTACAATTATTGCACCAAATAATATAAAATCAGTAGGTGGATCAGGTGATTTCTTTGTTATAAAATCAGGACTTACTTACTCCGTTTATAAATTTACAACAGGTACTGTAGATTCTACACCAACTATTATAATTAGAGATACAATGTATTGGGCAAATGGTAGTTCTATTGCTTCCCTACAGGAAAGAGGAGCTCAAGATACATTTGACCCAGATGATAGTGATACATATACACTGTTAGTTGATGCACTAGATTTACCATTAAGCACAAAAATTACAGCACTTGCTGATATTGGTCTATATATGGCAATCGGTACAGATTCAGGTAAAATATTCTTTTGGGATTTAAACTCAGCATTCTTTGACATTCCTGTAAACATTGGAGAGCCAATCGGTGCTATGAGTTCAAAAAATAACTTACTATACATTACATCACAAAAAGCAGGTAATGTATATATTGCAAACTTATCTTCGTATCAGAAAAATAGAAACTTATGTTCATTGACAAAGTTTAAATTTGATGCTGTTACTAAGGGTATGGAGTTCTTTGATGACGGAGCTTATATGGGTGCTAAAATCATTAATGATGATACTTACACAGGTATATGGGTATTTAAAAACGGAGCATGGAGTCTTATAGGAACAGAGGAACAGGTTACAGCTATAGGAAAATCAGCACCTAACAAATTGGTATACGCAACACTAGATGGTATTTATGAATTAGATATTGCAGGTACAGCAGTTGCTAATTGGACAAATGATGACGCTTACATAGTTTCTAATATGGAAATTACAGGTACAGTTGCTAATAAGGGAAAGCAGGGCATATATTCAATGTACTTTGATAATGCCTTTGGATCTGGTGAATATGTTAAGCTATTTTTTAGAACAACAACTACAGGTGAATGGCAACACATAGAAACTGTAACATCAGAGCAATTAGTTGCAGACTCTGGATTATTCGCATTTAAGGGTCAATTAGGAACACCCAAAACTGAACAAATACAGTATAAGATTGTAATGAATACAACAGCTGGATTATGGAAGTTTGAAACCAACTAATATGAGTATTGTAACAGAAACAAGAGAACAGACAGCAAGCATTGAGCAACCACAAGAAGTTAAAAGACATACACATGATGGTATTAACTCAGTTAAAATAAACTTGACTGACGTAAATAAGAAATTACTACCAAAAGCAGGAGGAAATGATTATTTATTTAACGGAGAAGCCGTATTCAATGGTTCAGCTACAGGTTATGCTGGTTCAGCACCGCAAATATTATTTAACGATGGCGTAATAGATCAACCATCAGTAGGAAGAGTAAACGCTTGGGTTAATGCAACTCAATCACTCTTAATTGATTTAATAAAAAGACAAGAAACTCACTCAAGAGTATTTGTATCTAATAGGTTTGCAAGTTTTCAGCAAAACCCTTCGTCAGATGCTTACGACCCATTATTCACATACTTTGATAGACTATAATTATGAACGATGAACAAAACACAACATTCGATATGGAAGCTATAAACGACGTTACTCAAACAAGTGGCGTTATTCCTGCATCAACAGTGATCGCACCACAGCCAACACTTGTTGTGCCTGAAATTAATATGCGAGAGTCAGCACCTTTAGCTAATCAAGCTCTACAGTCAGCTCAAGCTCAAACAGAAGAACAGACAAACTTACAAACCTTAACTGACCAAAGAATTGTAGACCAGCAAAAACAATTCGCTGAACAAGAGTCATTGGCTCAAACTATTGGTGGAGGTGGTGATGTATTACGCAATGAATTTAACAGAGGTCAAGAAGTATTAAAACCTATTGAAAAAGATATTCAAGACTTAAACTCATTGATTAATCAAAAGACTAGATCTATTCAAAACCAACTTATCGATGAAGAAGGTCGCAGAATACCAGGTGCTTTTATAACAGGTCGCCAAGCAATCATTCAGCAACGAGGTGCAGCAGATATTGCTAGTCTTGGAGCTTTGTTAGATGCAAAGAATGGAATGTTATCAAACGCTCAGGAAAAACTAAACCAGTCATTACAAATTAGTCAAGCAGTACAGAAAGCTGAGGTAGGAGAAAAGCAAGCTCGTATTAATTTACTAAAAGAAATAACTGGAGTAAGTCAAGACGAAGAACAAAAAGAAGTAGATAAGTTACAAGCAGAAGCTAAGAAGTTTGAAGAAGAACGTGATGCTATCTCAAGTATTGCACTACAGGCTATGCAATCTGGTGCTGGGGCTGATGAGATTCAAGCTATTACACAATCTAAAACTAAAGATGGTGCTATTGCATCAGCTAAGAGTTTAGGGAAAATTGCTGAACTTGATTTACAGATTAAACGACAGACTATTGCTAAAAATAACATTGCTATGCAAGTTGCTCAGGCAGAAAAACTACAACAGTCATCTCCAGTTCAAGCAGAAGCAAGAAGAGCATCTTCTAAAGCTACTCTTGATTTAGTAACAGGAATGATAGGAAACCCAGTAGGTATACAGTCTTCTGTAGGTACTACAATACTAGGTAGAGTTTCAAATCCTTTATTTTTAGCTGATAGCACTAAATTTAGAGCTAATGCAAAAACATTGACAGCTAAAGATACACTTAACAGTTTAATTGATGTAAAATCTCAAGGTGCTACATTTGGAGCATTGTCAGATGGTGAACGTCAATTAGTTGCTCAAGCAGCTAACGAACTTGCAGGATTCGCTATTTACGACAACGTAGGTAATCCAACAGGTAGGTTTAGAGGTTCAGAGTCAAACGTATTTAATGCCATGCAAGTTATTCAAGAAAATGCAGCTAAGTCTTTCTTTCGTAATGGAGGGGTTGTAACACCAGAGTTAAAACCAATAGCAGACAAGTTAGCTGATGAGTATGTTAATGAAATACAAACAATTTTACAAACTAATGAGTATGAAAATGCTGGCTACTAAATAATATGGATTTATCAAGAGAACAAACAAAAGTATTAATAGAAAATGCAAAGGCTAGAGGTATTCCTAAGGCTTCTTTTATGGATAGTCTTATTAAGAATGGAAACAATGTTGAAGGTATTGACAGTCAGTCAGTATTAACAAGATTAAATGAAGAAGAAACTACTCAAACACAAGGTAGAGTAGAACAAAACCCAATATTAAAACAAGTTATTGATGTTACAAATAGATTTTCTCCTATTGGAATGGCAAGAAACGCAATAGAAAAAGCACCTGAAACATTTGAAGACATTAAACAAACAGCAACAGGGGTAATGAATCAAGCTAATGAAGGACAAGCAAACCAAATTGAAATAGGTGAACGTACTATAGGTGGAGAACAAGGAAATAGATCAGGTGGTTTACAGATTGCAGGTCAAGGAGTTAGAACCTCTGGTGATATAGTTGGTGAACTATTTAAGGGTATTGTTAAGGTTGTATTACCAGCAGAACAAGAGCAACAAGTAAAACAATTTCTTGTTAATGCAGTAGAGGGTTATACAAACCTTGGCGATGGTAATGTTGGTGAAGGTTTAAAATTCTTAGAAGAAGAGTTTAATTTCTTTGCAAAAGAAAATCCAGAACTAGCTAAAAACTTAGTAGCTGGTGGACAAATTGTTGAAGGAGTTGCAGAATTTGCAACAGGAGGACAAGCAGGTAATGCTAAACGTGTTGTTAGTGAAGTTGTAGACCAAGCTGGAAACCAAGTTGATAACGTAGTAGGTTCAGTAACAAGAAACGTAGATGAACTTCGTAGCCAATTTAATCAAGTTCGTCAAGTAGCTGATGATGTACCTGTAGTAAAAAAACCACAGACTATTGAAGAAGCATTAAAAGATACAGCAACAGGTATCACAGAAGAAAATGCTAATGTAGGTCAGAAAGCAGTGGCTGGTGATTTACTCTCAGCTAGAGATAAGAAACGACTACTACCGATAGAACCAGAAACAGGAAACAGATACCTTGATAGGCTAGAAGCAAGTGAGCTTGATGACGAAGTACCACCAATATTTGAACTTGCAACAGAAGATACACAAAAAGTATTTGATGAATTTGAAACTATAAATAGACAAACTGGAAGTGATATTGGAAAAATTAAAGAAAAAATAAATACATTACCAGTAGATAAACCAAAGATACAAACAGTTATTGACGACATTGATTCTAGATTATCTAAGACAGGACTTAGAAAAAATGATATTGGTGAGTATGAAAAAATTAAAGGTTCTAATACACCATTTACACCTACAGATATTAACAATATTAATATTGAAATTGTAGAAGTTCTTGAAAACATTAAAAATGCAACTACAAACGAACAACTTATATTAGGAATGGAGAGCCTAGGTAATAAAATTGATTTTAATTTAAGTACAGATATTTCACGTAGTTTGCAAGGATTATCTAAGACAACGAATAGACAATTAAAGGAAATTCGTGATTCATTATTGACAACAGAAGAAGCCTCAAGGTTTACTAGTTATTCAAAAGCTAAAACAGTTATTGACGAGTTTAATAAATCTGATAATAAAATTAAAACCCTTATTAACAGGGAAGACTCAATGAGAGCAGGTGATTTGCAAAAAGTCGCTAGAACACTTAAAGAAGCTACTGGAAAAGATATAAGAGATTACACTCGACTAATGAAAATACTTATTGAAGCAAGTCCATCTAATGGAGTAAACCGATCTTTACTTGCAAAACAAATAGGAGAAGGTGCTGAACTAGGTGCTGAATTAGTTTCAGGACGACCTCTAGGTATACTTACTGGTATTCTAAAAAGTGCTGGTAAACAATTCTTAGATGTTGATAAATTACAACAAGTTAAAAAAGCTATAGACTTTGTACCAACAAACAACACCAAATAAGGTGTTTTTGTTTACTTAAATAATCCTAATATAAATAGAAACCCTAATAATATTAATATGACAAAACCTAATGGTGGAAATATAATACACAGGATAAGTACGATTACGTCTAGTGGTGTTATTTTCATATAATCTATATTTACACATAATCACGAATAAAGCAACTTGACAATACATTATCTCATTTTATGGTATAATATACCTATGGATAAAAAGCTACTCGTACAATTACTTTTACTTAAAAAAGGTATTCAAAAAGAAAATAACACTAAGTTTGACAAACTACAGAAAGAGTTCTTTAATAAACTAGAGGCAATTCAATTACAGAAAGGTGATCAAGGCGATGCTTATTCAATTACAGATAAGGATTACGCAGAAATTGCAAGCCTAGTTACGTTGCCAGAAGTTAAAGATGGTAATGACTATGTACTCACTCAAGAGGATAAGGAGACCATAGCAAGCCTTGTAGAGCTTCCTATAGCCGTTAATGGAAAAGATTACATTCTAACGGAAGATGATAAAGAGCAGATTGCCTCATTAGTTCCTATATTGGAAATTCCTGAGTTTGCAGAAAAGAGTATAGAGGAAATACGAGATTCTTTAGAAGACTTGACAGACGAAGAAAAACTTGACGTACTTAAATTAAAGAACTTAGATAAAATAGAATTAGATGCAAGTCAAATAAGAAACTTACAAAATACTAGCTCCAAAGGTGTAAGTGGAATGACTAGATATGCTGTTGAAAAACTAGTTAAAGAATCAGGTGGTGGATTAGAGCAATACGCAAACCTTGCAGCCTTTCCAGCTACAGGAAAAACAGATATTCTTTATATAGCAATAGATTCAAATTTATCCTATATATGGACTGGTTCTGTTTATGTAAAAGTAGGAGATGGAGCTGATACTGTATGGGGGGATATAACAGGAACTCTTGCAGATCAAACAGACCTGCAAGCAGCATTAGATAAGGTTAAAACAATAGTTGGAACTCGTCAATTTGTATTATCCCAAACACCTGAAAATGGAACTATTGGATTCTCTACTGATAAAGGTGAAAAGTATCTTTATTCAGATGGATGGCAACAAGCATCTACTTTATTCAAGGAACGAACTGGAGCTTTAGATATTGGAGCAATACAAGATTCAAATCTTGATGGATATGGTAAAGATTATATTTCAGAAAAAACACTTTCAGACGTAAGTATAAAAGGAAACTCAAATACTATTGAAGGTGGAATCAGAACAATATTCTCAACAAGTCTTAATAGAAGAATTGCTCAATATTATTTAAATGGAGAGTGGCAAACAGCACTTACAGGAGTAAACATTGAAACCGATAATCATGAAACGCCTGTAGATATAGAGTTTACAGACTTTGAACCTTATAAGCTAAGTCTTATTACAGGTAATAATGATACAAAAGACGCAAACGGAACACCAGTAGTGCAAAACATGAAAACGGATATAGGAGCAATACAGACACCTTTAGAAATTAACGGAGGAACATTTTAATTATATGGCAACATTTTACACAGACCCTAATGGGAGCGATACAACAGGAGATGGATCACAGGCTAGCCCTTGGTTCAATATACAATATGCAGTAGCAAATTCAGGAACAGCAGATACAATTATTATAAATGACGGAACATATTTAATTACCTTTACATCTGAAATAGGTGTTGTAACAAGTTTTCAAAATAGAACAGTTCGTTCTTCTGGAGGAAACCCTTATAACTGTATTTTAGATTTTCAAAATGTTATTTGTCAATTTGACGGAACTTTAAATGGTTCATTTAGAGATATTACATTTAAAAATGGCGATGGTCTTTTATTAAATCTTAACTTTGAAATTGTAGATAATTGTATTTTTGATGAGATGACAGGTTCACAAGATATATCTTCTAGTGCGATTAGACGGGGAGTGTTTGTTAGTTGTAGTACAAGGTTTAGAAGTTGCATTTTTAATAAACCTAGAATGAAAAATGATGGTTCAGTAGGTAGTTTATTTACAACAAGGACTGCAGAGTTAACAAAAACAATTCTTGATAACTGTACAATTTATATTGATAACCAATACCCAGCAGGATTTACTGAATTTGATTTTCTTTTTCAAACAAGAAGTGAGGGAGGAGTCTTACAAAGTATAGATGTTAAAAATACAATTATTGTAAATGATGGGAGAGAATTAGTTCAAGGTTATTATCGTAAAACAGGAATTGGTGAAGTGAAAACATCATACTCATATGTATATAATTGCTCTTACCAAGGGAGTGAGGTTGGAGTGTCTACGGATGACCCACAACTTGTTGATAGAGTTAATGGTAACTATAATCTAAAAGGAGATAGTCCTTGTATTGGTTCAGGTAGCTTAACATAGTATTATGAGTAAACGATTAAACAACTTAGTATACAGAATAATTCTAAAATCAGGATTAAAAACAAACATAAATACGTCAGCAACTAAAGCTGTTGCAAAGCAAGGTGAGTTTCACTATGCTACAGATTCAGATGAACTATTTATATACAATGGAACAGAGAACGTAATTGTGCCTTCATTACCTGCCAGTACAGATACACCCTTTACAGGAACATTTGAAAATGGAACAGGAGATACAGTTACAGTAAAGAATGGGATAATCACAGACGTGAGCTAAATTATTATGGAACAACATTTAACAAAAATTAAATCATGGTGGTTTCTAGTATTCTTTATTGGAACTCTTATTGTAACGTGGACTAACTTTAGCAATAGGCTTTCCGCTATGGAAATAACTCAGCAAGAGATTGTTCAGACACAAAAACAAAGAAATTTAGAATACACCTTGCTACAAATTGATATAGCATCAATTAAAACTTCGCTTGAATTTATCCGAGAAAGACTAAAATAATATTATGAAAGGAAAAAAAGTAGTAAAGAAAAAGAAACGAAAAACTCCTAGATATTAGGGGTTTTTGCGTGGTATAATAGGTATATGAAAATAGCAATACTTAAAAACAAAGGAGTAAACGATAAGTTTGTAGAAAAAGAGATTGAAAACCTTAAATACTTTTCTAATATAAATAAGAACTTTGCACTAAATAATATCCCATATACAGTTACGGTAATAGAAACTGATTTTGATGTTAAAATAAAACAAAAAGGAAAAGCAAAAGATGGTCAAACTGGCTACACATTAAAATCATTACCTAAAATTCCGTTAGGTTATGACTTTGTTGCAATTATGTATGACGGAGTACCTATGTTTAAAAGAAATACAGGAAACTTTGCATACTCTCGCAGAGAACCTATTAATGGATCTTTTATAACTGAAATCCCTGACGGATCTAACGACCATGTATTACCTCATGAGCTTATGCACCTAATAGGAAAAAAGCTAAAGAGTCTTGGACACAGTGTAATAGACCAGATGGACTCTACAAGAGTAGACGGGCAACTTATACCTTATTACAAAAACAACGTGCCTGAGAGCCACCTAGGCAACTATCACGTTACACTACTATCATACAATCCCTTTACAAAGTATTTAAACGAACCACAAGACTTTATGTCAAGTTTACCTAAAGCTGTATTAGAATTAATTAAATCGTTTCTTGCTATAAACGCAGCAAAAAAACCTAAGTATAAAAACTTTTCCGAACTAGAGGTTAAGGGATTAGAGCATGAGTTTGTTCTTCTATTAGATAAGGCACGAGATATAGCAGGTATACCTTTTGTAATTAATTCAGGATTTAGAACACCAGAACATAACAAACGTGTTGGTGGTGTAGCTAATTCAGCACACCTATCAGGGCTTGCAGTAGACTTGCGAGCAAGGACAGGAGCAGAAACATATGGTATAATTAAAGCAGCTATGGAAGTTGGTATCAAACGTATTGGAATCAACAGAGCTAAACAGTTTGTTCACTTAGACATTAACTACAGTGATAAACCTTATCCGACTATCTACGAATATTAATATGAAAAAATGGTACAACAGTAAAACAATGTGGTTCTCAATAGCTCTTGCTGGTATTGGAATCCTAGAAGCAGTAACCCAATCACTACAAGAATCAGAGGTAGCAGGAATTGCTATAACAGTAATAGGACTTATTTCAGGTCTATTACGATACGTAACATCACAACCTATTGACTAGGTTTTTTGTTTAGTGTATATTGGAAGGGTCGAAAAAGGTTTTGCAGTAGACGTTAAAGCAATAATCAGGAAACCCGAAACACCCAAAGCAAAATGATCTTTTGTGAGTACGCTGTAATATTGCACACAACAAAATTTGATTATATGATTTAAACCCTTGTACAGGGTTTTTATTATGATATAATTAGATAGAACCTAAAAAAATAAATTATGAAAACATTACTATACTTAGATGATATAAGAAACCCACATAAACAAACTCACATTGACATATCGTCATATGATAAAGTTATTTGGGCAACCTGTTATCCTGAATTTGTTAATTCGATATTTATAAATGGACTTCCTGATTCAATCAGTTTTGACCATGATTTATGTCCTGAACATTATGCACCTAAAGAACATTGGGTGGGAACTTACAGAATATGGAGAGAAGAAAATAAAACAGTTTTTCCAACAGGATTAACTTGTGCTAAATACTTAGTAGACTATTGCCAAAAGCATAATCTACAACTTCCTAACTGGACTATACATAGCTTAAACCCTATTGGTAGTTATGAGATAACACATGAACTAATGACCTATGCAGAAAATTTCTACATAGAACAAAACTCTTAATTATGGCAGACTTAATCAGTAGACCTTTTTATTGCCCTGATCATAAAATACATGATAAGGCAACGCACTATGTAGTGTGGGGAGGTACAAGACAGAAATTGATACTCTATAAAATAGAGTGGAATGTAAAGAATGGTATAACACCTCATTTAATTTCTTGGGGAGGGCTTGTTAGAGATAATAAGTTTATGGCTATTGAAATTAGCTGCGGGATTGTTGGTTGTGGTATCGAGCTTAAAGAAGCAGAAGATAAAACTAAAACACCTCTGTTTAAAAAAGTACAGAGCCTTGAACTACCATTAAAAGAATGGAACGCATTAGTTATGTTCCGAAACACAAATTACGAACTAAGTTAAAACCTAGAAACAATGGCAAGAGAAACAATTCCCGTTTGCACCGTACATGATAAATTCCAGACTACCAATGGTAGATGGTTAAATAAGTCAGAAGACTTTGTACCTCATGTAGTACACACCCACTCACAAGATTCTTATTTAATAGAAACACCTTGTGATGAATGTGATGACCCTAAACGGTTAGACATTTTTAGACCTATAACTGTAAATTTCAAAGAACAAAAAGATTAATCTAAAACCTAGAAATCATGAAAAATTTAATACAAAGAGGAGGTATTATATCCAACTGATATGCTAACCCCTTATCGAGAGTACAGTGTATAGTCTATACACTAAACCATGTCATTGCGACATGGTTTTTTTAATATGTCAATAGACAAACTTATACAATCGTATATAGTGTGTGTATATGAAAGATACAATATTTGTAATTATAACATTATTAGCAATACTATTTATTATAGACTTTGTCAAGCAAGAATTACATGAAACACCAACCGAAAGAGTTGAACGTGTAAACCGAAATGCAGACCGAGAATGTAGTAAATACAAAGAAGCCATGGCAAGGAATTGTTTTACATGGTATTACGAGGCTATTGAGGACCGAGATTAGCCACCAGAAGCTCAAAATGGTATCTTAGAAGTGTTTAAATGCTATTGTGCAATACTTACCCACCTCAAGATAAATAACGTCTTAAAACAGCGTTTTTATAATTATGAAAACATGCTATACTAACAAAGCCTTCGGGCATTTTATGAATTTGATTCGTAATACAATTTTAATACTTACCTTGCTTACTCCACTTGTTCTATATGCGAACTCAGAAATGAACGCAGAACCAGATGAAGAAGTAGGCGTCATACAGAACGTTGAGGTATTACCCAATGTAGATAATGACGAAGTATCTCAAGTACAAGAAAATCCAATTAAGGAAGAAATACAGCGAGTATTTGGTTCTGATTGGAAATTAGCTTATGCAGTTATGATGTCGGAAAGTTCAGGTAGGGTAAAAGTTACCAACACAAACACCGATATGCACAACTCGATAGATCGTGGGCTGTTTCAGATAAACTCATATTGGCATCCCGATGTTTCAATAGAATGTGCGTTTGATATGGTATGTAATATTCAAGAGGCTTATCGTATCTCTAATGGAGGTACAAACTGGCAACCTTGGTATGGTTACACAAATGGTCATTACATTAAGTTTCTGTAATTGAATTTAAAGGCGACAAATATCCTACGGGACTTTGTGGCTTTTTTATTTGTGATATAATTTAAGTATTACCCTCTCGTCTATCGGTAGGACATCTGTTTTTGGTACAGAGAAGCGTGGTTCGATTCCATGGAGGGTAGCAAAGTTGCATGAATTAGTATATGTATGTTATAATAGAGAGGTAGCACGTTGCTATCCAGTATGTGCAAATATTGCACTAACTGAACTTAATAACAATGACAGCAAAAAGGAGGATTTTTACCTAGATACGTCATTGGTCTAGTTAGAATTTCTCCTTTTCGCTTGATTAACTAAATAATAATTATGAATAAACCAAATTATACACAGATACCAAATGTACTGTTAGATAATATGGCTGATTTATCTCATGCTCAATTTAAAGTAATGATGTATATTTGTCGTAGAACATTTGGATTCCATAAAGAAGCAGATAATATTGCATTATCTCAAATGCTTAATGGAATTAAGAAGGATGGAATTAAGATAGAATCAGGAACAGGATTGTCTCGACAGGGATTAATTAATGTATTAAATCAGTTAGAGGAAAAAGAAATAATAAAAACAATTAAACGTAAAAACAAAACAACAAACTATGTAGTCAACCTAGTAGACCAGCAGGTAGTCAACTCACTTGACTCTAGTAGTCAACTCAGTGTACTAGATCTAGTCAACTCACTTGACTCACAAAAGAAAGAGAAAGAAAGTAATCAAAAGAAAGTTAGCGAAGAGGTCGCATACAATCAAAAAGATTATTTAGAAGTAATGAAAAACTCTGAAAAACCAATAGATAAAATAATAGGAACTTATTTAATTAAAGAGCGTGTTCAATTACCGACAAAGAAGATAGCACAAGAAACATTTAGAAGGCATTTACGCCATGCTAGTAAACTCGCTGTATGGTATGAGGAAGAAGCTGGGCGTAAGTTGCTTTGGAGTGCATTCAGGGAAGCAAAGAAAAGTAGCGAGGAAAACAATTATAAATTTACATTGGAAACAGTGTATAAGTTTTTAACCAAATAAAACTATGAATGAATTAACACAAGATATTACATTAGGAAAAACAACATTAGATCAAGCTATTTTTAGAGTAAAAGATATGTACGATTGTATGTCAAACTCAAACCCAGAAAGCGAAGAATATTATTTTAAAATACAAACACAAAACATATTATTTTTACTTCTACAAGAACGTGGAAGATTACTTTCCCTAACCGAAACACAACAAACTAAAAATTAGTCAAGTTGTATTATATTACTCACTGGTGTATGGTTGGTGTATTAAAAGTTAATCAAAAACAATATTATGAATGAAGGAGATGTTATAAAAATAAAAGGTTATTTAGGTTTTTTGAATAATCCAAGTATGGAAGTTCTTGAAGTAAAAAAAACTCTCGTAAAATTATCGCCAGTTAATTTAGATGATTCAGGTATGCTTGGCCACCTAAATAGTTCTTGGCACTCTATTGAATTTATTAAAGAAAAATTATGTCAGTAGAATCAAAACTAAACGATTTAAGAACAAAGATTGAGGGTATGGCAGACTCTGAAACAAAAAGAGAAATGCTAGCTAGAACAAATGAACACTTGGTAAAGTATGACGGAAAAGATGTAGTTATTTCTTTATCTGAAATTGAAAAAGAGGTAAGAAATAAACCACTACCAGTACCAATACCATCAGGTATAACTGGTCTTGACGAATTACTAGGGTACGAGGGGAAAAAAGCAGGTGGTTTTTATAGAAAGAACCACTATATCTTATCTGCACCACCTAAGTCAGGTAAAACAGCAATGATGATGGAATTAGTAACACGTATGCCACACAATGAGCCTATGATTATTCCATTAGAGCAACCTGCAATAGAGCTTGTAGAAACTATGGTAGAACGTGGTATGAAAGTACCTAAAGCATTTGCACCTTATACAAACAAGATACCAGACTTAAAATGGGTTGAAGATAGAATTACCGAGGCAGTTATTAAATACAATTCAGATATTGTGTTTATAGATCACCTTGCCTATTTGGAAGCAGACGAAAAGAACTATAATCATAACGAGCATTTAAAGATTCGTAAACTTATGCACGGGCTTAAATGGATTGCTGCAGAGCTTGACATAGTTATAGTTACGTTGGTTCATATAAATAAACATAACCCTGTAGAAATTCCAACAACACAAGCATTGCAAGGTTCAAGTTCAATCTTTCAAGAGGCATCAGGTATTATAATGTTGTGGCGAGAAACATACATGGATAGCAAGGAAGCAAAGACAACAAACAAAACATTGTGTATGGTACAAGCTAACAGACGTACAGGTCAAACAGGTTCTATTAAATTAGAAATGAAAGACTTTAGATTCGTAGAAGATAATGACATTGAATTTGAGCATGAAAAATTCGGTGATGGCTACTAATATGAAACTTAAACTAAAACGCTGGGTAAAGACACCTCAATACAAATCACCTATTGCAGAGTTCTATTACATAGACAAATACAATAAGTGTGGCATAGTAAACGAGCTACAACTAGACTGGGTAGATAACCAGAGACCTGTTCCAATTACAGAAAAGTATATGCTACGAGAATTAGGTAAAGAGCCAGAAGCACGCAAAGAGATTTATTCGTACCTGAAAAAAACGCTACATGAAGATGCTGTGAAGTTCGCACCACTACAAACAGGTATAGGAAAGATTAATGACGAGATGATAGCAAGGGCAAAAGATGTACCTATTGACACAATGCTAGATATAGGGCGTAATAATATAGAGTGCTTGTGGCATAATGACAAGTCGCCAAGTTTAAGTTATCATAAGAAAGGGAACTTTGTTAAATGCTTTTCTTGTGAGGAGTCTGCAGATAGCATTAAGGTTTATCAGAAAATTAACAACTGTGATTTTAAAACTGCAGTTATAGAAATGCAATGAGTACAGATTATTATTTAGTATGCGATAAGCACGAAGAATCAGTTATGTATGGTTCTTATTCAGGAACAAATGGTCATATGTTATATTCCGATTCTAAAGTATCAGAATTTTTTGAAAAGCATAAAGATTGTGAACCAGTATTAGAATCAGGTTCAATTTAAATACAACACAAAAGCCTAGTTAAGTCAAGGCTTTTTTGCTTGCATAAAATACAGTAAATGTAATAATGGTTTTATGACATTAAACAGCTACATGTGTACCTCTGAAAAAGACCAAGTACAAATACTCGCAAAGAGTGAACAAGAAGCAATTATTAAATTTAGACAATTACACGAAACACCAGATACAGAGATTATTGAGGTGGTTAATTTAACAGCATAATAAAACACGATGAAAAGAAAATTAAGAAACTACTTGCAGATGAATTTAATTATGAAAAAGACTGTTTGGAAATACAGATTATCAAACAATACGCAGAACACATGGTACAACAAGAGAGGGAGAAGTGTGATGGGATTGCAAACAAAAAATTATTAATAAACGAAAAAGAAGAAGTTGAAGATTTTAAAGAAGGATATAAAATGGCTATTAATGAGATTATTAAAGCAATCAAACAAGAATATGAATAAAACAGAAAAACAATTAGAATGGGAAAAAGGTATGAGAAGTGGTGTTAAAATGACTAAAAATAAATATGAGGAAAGCAAAGAATATCGTATTGGTGTGTTATTTGTAGAATTTATTAGTATAATTAATGAAAACAATGTATAAGTGCGTAGAGTGTAAGAAAGAAGTAAATACAATTTATATTTATAAGGGTAAAAGATTGTGTGAAGATTGTAACCTAAAACAGAAATAATATGGATTATGAATTAGCAAAACAATTAAAAGACGCAGGGTTTCCAATAGATAGAAATTGGATGGTAAAAGACCCACAAGCACTTGATGACATCTTCTTACCAGACTTAGCACCTACTTTAGAATAACTTATAGATAAGTGTGGAGGTAATTTAAAATCACCAAGAGAGTTTTTATTAAGAGTAGATGGAGAAGAATGGGAGTCTGGGTTTTGGGAAGAAGATTATGGCTGCTGTGGTTCTAATTTTTATGTAGAAAACAGGTCGTATGGTAAAACACCAATAGAAGCAGTGGCAAAACTGTGGCTAAAACTTAACACAAAACAGAAATAAGTCAAATATCAATATGGTATAATTAAGGTAAATAACCTTAAACTAAATAACTATGAATAAGCAAATTATTACAACAATTCAGCGTGGTGCAAGGGTTAATAAAATTCTATTAAAGAATCTACAAGCCTTTGCAAAACAGCATGGTGTTACCGTTATAAAAGCCTTCGTAATGGATGGTAAAAATAAAGATGACATTGAAATTGACCCTATTGTATTTGATTCAGGTATTGAGTTGATTGTGCCGCACAAAGCAGGTACAGCACTTAATTCAAATCTTAAAATATATGATACTATGATTAAAGCTAGTCAGATTAACCCTCTAACTGGATTTAACAAAAAACTTTCGCGAGATCATTCGTATATATTGCCAAGTCCAAAGATAAGATACTTGTCTATCCCAAACACAAGTAAACTACCTAGGTTCTTTGCAACTACAGGCTCACTTACAGACGGAAACTATAAACTACACACAGCACAAGGGCGTAAAGCTAACTTAGAGCATCAGTATGGTTTTGTATTCGTTGAGATTAAGAACGGAAAGAAGTTCGATATTCACCAAGTCGAAGCACTTAAAAATGGTAAGTTTAACTACTTGACAGAATACTATTCAGGTGGCAAAGTATTATCCCAAATACCAGAGGCATTGATTCTCGGAGATTGGCATACTGGCGACACTTGTCCTACTACTAGAAAAAGAACTATACAAATGATACACGACTTAAACCCTCGTAGAGTTGTATTTCATGACTTGTTTAATGGACACTCTATTAACCACCATGAAGAAAAGAACTTTATATCAAAGGCTAGATCAGTTTTTAATAAAAGGCATGTATTAAAGAAAGAGCTAGAGGAAACATTGGCAGAAATACAATTCTTTTCTAAAGAGTTTCCTGATGTAAAATTTCTAGTATCTGAATCAAATCATGATATATTTTTAACAACATATCTTGGTTTGCACAACTGGTTAAAAGATGGTTATAACTCTATTATTGCGAGTAAACTATTTGCACCGATTGTAGAGAATACAAAAAAAGCATCTTTGGAAGTAGCCTTATCCTTAATTGGAAAAGTACCGAGCAACTTTAATTTCCTAATAGAAGATCAGGAAAACAGAGTATCAGGTATTGAGCTTGGTTATCATGGACATAGAGGTCTTAACGGAGCAAGAGGTTCTTCTTCGAGCTTTGATAAGTTTAATCTTAAAATGATTACTGGACATGAACATACACCTAAGATGTATGGTAATGGAATGGTTGTTGGAACATCTACACACTTAAAACTATCTTATACTAAGGGTGCAGGTTCTTGGATGAACGCACATGGTATTTTATATAAAAGTGGTAAGTATGCTTTATTGACACTTGTATAATTTTATGGCACTTACTTAAACGTAGGTGCTTTTTTACTTGTACATTATACTAATAGGAGTATAGTATAGTTATTAGTAAGTTAATCAAAAACACTATGAACGAATATAAATTAGCAAAAGCAAACACAGTTACAGAATTTGACAAGGCATATACAGAAGGTCGGTCAAAACTATTACAAGAGGTAGACTTTCTACTTAACGGAGATGACGAATATGTATCAAACTACATTGACGATAATTCTCACCCAGATTATTAACATGATTGCAAAAATAACAATAGAAACATCAGAGGGCAGTGTCACTCGTCATTATGATGAGGAAATGCTGCTGAATGGTAGTATAGATGTACAAGCAGAAGTAGAGAGTATGACACAGAATATTATTAACGGAGCAGAAGTAATTAATTATTTATAATATGGAAATATACAAAAAACTAGCTAAGGCAATATCAGAATTGCCAGCAATGAAGAAAGACACAAAAGGGTATAACTATAAATACTTTGACATCAACCAGATACTAGAAAAGATTAAACCTGTATTTGAAAAGCATGGACTATACATACTACAACCATTAACTAACGTAGATGGAAAGCCAGCAATTAAAACTGTTATAGTAGATACAGAATCAGGAGAAAAAATAGAGGAAACATTCCCGTTCTTAGATAATTCAGATCCACAAAAGCAAGGCTCAACTATTACTTACTACAGACGTTATGCTTTACAATCATTCTTAGGACTTGAATCAGAAGATGATGATGGTAAAAAGGGTGGAGAAAAATCTAAGCTAACACCAGCAAGTGATAAGTGGGAAACAGCACTAGAGGCAGTTAAAAGTGGTAAATGGACTGTAGAGCAAATTAGAAGTAAGTATACATTATCAGATACAGACGCTAAATTACTAACACAATAATATGACTAGCGAAAAAAGAAAAACATACCCAGTATACGAAGGCTTCTTAAAATACTTTCCTGATGCTGTAATGGCAGTAGCAAATCATTCTTGGAAAGCTAACGAAAAGCATAACCCTAATACACCTGTTCATTGGGATAG